GTTAATTAATTCATCAAGCTGATTATCGTAAGCAGCCAATTGTGGTGACCAATCGCTAATATTTTTTATTTTATCTTTAATCGCTTGTAAATTTGCCATTTTTTTGCTCCATTTCGCATAAAATATTATTCAATTCTTCTACATCTTCATTGATAAAATACTTTGACCAATCTGATACTTTGTCAAAAAGAGGTTCTTCTCCTGCGTATTTGAGCATCAAGTAATTGACAAAATTTTCATGATTATTCATGCCTTTATTTTTTAAATCTAACAGTAAGCTAAAATAGGTGTATGACATCAAGTAACACCTCTCTACATATAGAAAGGAAGTAAACCAAAAAACTAAGGCCCGCCGAAGCGAGCCATAGAATCTAAAGATTTTTAATTTATATTAGAACTGGTTGATGAATAATACTTTTGCAACGTTTGCAGTATCTGCTTCAACAGCGATTGCAACGACTGGAAAAGTAGCAGCAGCCGAAGCAACTGCTAGCTGTCCTGCTGTAGCACCAACAGTAAGGTTTGAGCCGGCAACGGTTGCGCCATCTACATTTGCAGATGCTACACCTGAAGTAAGAACAAGTACTTTTGATTCTGCAGTTAGTGAGCCATCGGTCTCAGCGGAGCCGAGAACAATACCAACTACGCAGGTTGAAGTTGCAACGTCAGTATCTGCTTTTATAACGTATAGTGTTTTATCACCATCTGCTGTTTTGCTCAAGTCAAAAGCAACAGCATCGCCAACAGCAACAGTAGCAGAAGCAAGAAATACTTCTGTCTGAAGTCTGTGTGATACACCTTTTGGTGATATTGCTGTGTAGCTTCCAGGTACAGTTTTTGAAGATTCGAACGCTGTTGAATCCAATTTCTGAATAAGTGTTGAAGTAGCCATTTTTTATTCTCCTTTATTTTAATTGTTTAAAGATTACTGTAGATTTACACCGACCGCCTGACCGCCGAGGAAATCTGCGACGAGCTGGCACTTAACGTAGAGGTTAGCAGATCTTGCGGTTGTACCGGAGATATGCTCGAAAGGAGAAACAGAGAAGTCGCCTTCGCTGTGGAATACAAGCTTGATACCATCGTAGTTTAGCATGTATGCATCCAAGGTTTCGCCAACGACTGCAGTATCGAAGCCCATTTCTGGATCTGATTCAGCAATAGCACCGTTGAATGCTAGGCCCATTCTTCCGCCGTCCAAGGTTTTGGTATCAATAAATCTCTGGATATCGAAAAGTTCTTTTCTGTATCTTGCTAGAGCAGCCTGTGATAGAATAAGATGATCAACATCGCCCATTGGTGATACTGCGTTAGCAGCAATGTACATATTGTAGAGGTTGGTCATAAAGTCAGGAACTAGAGCGCCGTTTGAGAACTGGTTTAGCCAGCCTGGTACTGGGAAAGTTGCCTTAGAAATACCACCAACAACGTTGGTCTGTGTACCTGCTGGTGATGGTGCTCTTGGCTCTAGGAAGCCGTTTCCACCAGCGGCTGAACCGTTTAGCGTATTTAGTGAGGTTAGAACGGTAGAATTTCCTCTTAGAATCTGCTTGTTGGTTTCTCTTCTGAGCATGCCCATAACAGACTTCATTCTTGCTTCTAGAATCTTAACGATTGCGTATTCACCGCTGTTTTCCATCTCTTCTTTCTTGGTGATTACGATTGGAGCTACGAAGTCTGACCAATCGTATACTGCTGGTCTTAGAACGTCGTTAACTGCTAGAGAGACAGGTTCATAACCGGTAGCAAGCTGTGTTATGGTGCTGTGCTCCTGTATGCTTAGTGGTCTCTGGATCTTGATACCGCCTTTCTCTACTTCGACACCGCCAGCCTTTTTGACGCCATCGAGAAATGCTACCTTTTTGTATAATTCGTCTACCTCACCATCCCTTATGCTGTAAAGCGTGCTTGAAAGCAAGTCATTTGAAATTGCCATGATAATTCTCCTAATTTTTTAATTGTTAAAAAGTTTAAACACAAACTGAATTTTGATTTTTAAGCGTATCTGCATTTTGCAGGTGCTTTAATAGATCGTCCACACAGTTTGTATTAGGAGATCTTAAAGATGCTAATACGAGGCCGGGAAACGGTGCGCCTTCATAATTAGTAAAAAAGTAAACCGTTTTTTATTTTTGTAATTATTAGTCAAAAGTAAGGCCAAAATCTTCTTCAGCTTGTCTTCTTATTTCTTTATATTCATCGCTTTCTAACCATTTTTTATTTTCTTCTCTTTCTATAGCTTCTTTTTCTTTTTGGGCTTTAACATAATCTTCTATTTCTTCTTTAGTATCAAAAATATACGTGTCTGAAGTGGAAGTAATTTCACCTCCATGGATAGAAAACGAATACCACGTCTTATTAAAAGAATCTTTTTCTTTAAAAAGATAAATACCTTTTGTTATTTCTTGGTCATATCCATCATTTAAAACAACATAAATATATTTTACATCGCCTGGCTTTATATTCATTTTATACCTCTTTGTAGTGTCCTGTTAATCCTTTGGGCCATTTTCTTTTACCGAGAAGATAAAAATTTAAAGTAATTCTAGATTTATTAAGTGCTTTTGCTGCTTCTGTAACAGAAGCATATTCTATATCGTTAATAATAACTTTTTTAGACTGTGTATTATTTTCAAATGATGCTTTAGATAGTTTTGCTTTATGTTCTTCAGATAGTTTTTTTCCTTTTTTTGCTTCAGATATTTTTTGTTTACGTTCTTCAGATATTTTTTTTCCTTTAAGTGTTTCAGCTCTTTTTTTTATATGTTCTTCAGATTGTTTTCTTCCTTTACCTGCTTCAGATATTTTTTTTCTAGTTTCTTTAGAAGGATTTATATTTCCTCCGCCTCCATTCATATTATATCCGTTTGGTGCTATTGTATCAAAATGTTTAATCCAGAAAATCTCTCTATCGTTAAGAACTTCTTTGTCACATTCTTCTAAAACTTCAAAAGTAAAGGCTGAAAGACCATGTTTATTTAGGGCATGTTTTATAGTCTGCCACCTTTTCTTAGCTTGTGCAAAATTGCTGTGCTCTTTCCAACGTTTAAAAATGTTAGTTGACTGGCCAATGTAGGCTTTGCCAGTCTCAACGTGCGTAATTTTATAAATTCCGACAACAGGCTTTTCCCAAAATTTCATGTGCGGCTCCTCTTCCTATTATACGTAATTTATGTAACAAAAAATACCAGAACAGAAAAGTAGTGGAGAACTTCGGATTCGAACCGAAGACCGCCTGCGTGCAAAGCAGGTGCTCTACCAACTGAGCTAGATCCCCAAAATTATTCTGTTCTGGTATTTATTTTACTAACAATGGCGATTACTTGTACTGCTCGCTCCGCTCGCCAACCAACAGAGATAGCATCCTTAAGTCTTCTTGTAGGTCTGGGAGCGAAGCGACCAGCCACCGAAGAGGCTCTATCAAGGGCGGAGCCCTTTTGACGGCTTCTGACGGTAGTCAATTATACTTTGCATTTTTAGCCAATACCAGCTATCCGTCAGAACACGTAGAAAATATTTAGGGCTCCCAGTAGGTCTGGCTGCCACGATAATAATTTTTTGTCATTTCACGCTTGCCGGTTGTGAAGTGCTTGTCAGAAAGAATAAAATAATTATTTGGTAGCAAAGCAAAGTGACCGCCATCTACAATCAAAAGAGAAAGTGGCTTATGTTCTTGCGGATGTTTAGCAAAGGCGTCGTCCCAATCAACAATAATTCCAGTATGTCTGCCTTTCTGCGGTCCAAAGCGAAGCTCTACTGATAAGCCACCAAGATATTCTAATTCAGATACTTTTAGATCTCTGCCCATGCATCCCCAAGGCTGAAGAATAGATTGATCTACTTGGGGACCAATCCAATCCTCACATCTTAGTAAATGTAAAGGAATTCCGCTCCAGTTAGCTCCAGTGTCAAGAAGCACATGCGTTAGAAGCGCCTGACCTTCTCTGCCGTATATTCCGTGTAAAAGCCCTCTGGTATAACCTTCAGGCATCTTTGGACCGAGCAGAGCATTAGGTACAGAAACGTAAAAATGCTGAGGCAAGGTTTTATGAATCATTTTACGCCGTTTGCTTTGTGCCAGTTATATGCTTCCATTGCGTTCTTAAACTTAGGAGCAGCAGCAACAGCGGTTCTGCTACCTACAGAAGATTTAAGTGCAGTATCTCTTCTTGCAGCTTTTGCTTCTGCTAGTTTAGATCTTTCTGCGTCCAAAGCCTGTGATCCTACTTTAGCTTTAACAATATAAAACGCATCTTCCAATTTTAGTTCTGGTCTCTGCGCCAAAAGCTCTAGAATAGGTGTTCTGTAGGCAGGATCAGTAATCTCTGGATTTTCTTTTTTAAAAGTATCTAGCTGCAATTTTCTTTGCTGAACTTCTAATTCTTTCTGAGCTGGCTCTAGCATCTGCTTTAGCATCAATCCAGCTTGTCTCTGAATCTCTGCTTTCATTCCTTCAGGATCAAATAGGTCGTATTGTTCGTCGGTATTTATTTTATTTAGCTGCTCTGCAAGTGGGCCTCTCATAATGTGTTCATTCTTGCGGTATATCTCGGCTTCTTTATCTTCAAGTGATTTTCTCATGTTAGAAATCTCTTGACTTTTTCTTGTATAGTCCGCTCTAATATTTGCTATATGTTTACGCACATCCTCCGGTACGTGCTGCATCCAGTGGTGTAGGGGCTTCATACCAGTATGATTTGTATCTGGAGCAAATTCCGGATACTGCTGCTCATCTATGTTAAGCAAATCATCTAAAGTCATATTGTCTGGTAAAGTATCTTCTGCAGAGGTGGTGTCGATTGTATCAACAGTCTCGTTATTTTCCATTTTAGTTTTCCTTTTTTTTTATTTATTTGCTAACTGTAACGCTATGTGTGCTGCTATTTCTGCAAGATCTCCTAATAGATCCTGAGCTTCTTCTTTGTCAATTCCGCCCTTTGCGGCTTTGACTAGTGAACCAAGTAGTAGACCGACTTTAATCCAAGGTATTTTGATTGTCATTTTTTATCCTTTTTTTTATCAATTTTAAATGGGCCTTTCTTTTTCTTCATCTGCTCATAGACTTTTGGATCGATTGTAGAATCTTTCTTAGATCTTGGACCGCCTTTCTTTTCTCTAGACTTGCGGATGTTTTCGTAAAGATTGCTCACATTCTCTCCATCATGAGCTTATCTTCGTCTTCTGGGCTCATCGCCATTTCATCCATGCCCTCTTCCATTTCTGGCTCTTCTTCCGGTGCTTCTTCTTGTAAGAATTTTTTGAATTCTCTATCTCTAGCAAGCATTTCTATTTTACCAGAAAGT